ATTATAAACAAGGTGGAGTTGCAAAAGGTTGTGGCGCTGTAAAAGAAGACAGAAGAAAAATTACAAAAAAATATTAATATGGCTGGTCTTAGAGATTGGGTTAAGGAAAATTGGGTTGATATTGCAAATAAAAAATCCGATGGATCTTATCCTAAATGTGGAAGAAGCGGTGGAGAGACAAGAAAAAATTATCCTAAATGTGTACCTATAGCTAAAGCTAGAGCTATGAGTAAAGGTCAAAGAGCTTCCGCTGTTAAAAGAAAACAACAAGCATCTAATGCAGGACCAAAACCTAGTAATGTTGCAACATTTGCAAAAAGAAAAAAAATGGGTGGCGGAGGATTAGTATAGTGCCACGAGGAACTTGTTGGAGAGGGTATGAGCAAAAAGGATTTAAGAAAAAAGGTAATAAGTCAGTTCCTAATTGTGTAAGAGCAGGTAAAGCAAAAGGTGGTTTAGCAAGACAAGCAGCTATTGCTATATCAATGAAAAAAGCTGGAAAAAAACCAAAGAAAAAATAATGGGAACATTTTTTAGAAAAAAAACTCCAGATGATATAGCACAAGAAGAAAAATTAGATAAAGAAAAACCTAAATCTAACGCTGAGATAAAAGCAGATAGATTAAAAGAATTAGATAAAGAACTTGGTATTAAAAGAGCAAAGGGTGGAGTAGCTAGGATTCCAAGAAAAAAAGGACAACCTGTAGGATCAAAAAAACATTCTGATTTATATACAGATGAAAATCCAAAAGGAACAATTCAAGGATTAAAATTTAAAACAGAAACAGATGCTAAAAAAAGTGTAGCAAAAATAAGAAAAAGTGGAAAAACAAGAGCACATAAAATTCAAGCAGCTGTAGCTATGGAACAAAGAGCAGGTGTAATGGGTAAAGCATCATCAGCAGGTGTCTATCGTAAATTTATTGATTCAACTAAAAGAACTAAAAAATTTAAAGGTGGTCTTATAAGTGGAAAACCAAAACTTGCACTAAGAGGTTTTTAATGGGTGATATTTCAGTAAGAGGAAAAGGCAGAGCAATAATGGCAACAGGTGGTAGAGCCGATAATATGCCTTCTAAAAACAAAAAGAACTTTAGACCTACAAAGTCTGGGGCAGGTATGACACGAGCTGGTGTTATGTCTTATAGAAGAATGAATCCCGGCTCAAAACTATCAACTGCGGTTACTGGTAAAGTAAAGCCAGGATCTAAATCTGCTAAGAGAAGAAAATCATACTGTGCAAGATCTGCCGGTCAAATGAAGATGTTCCCTAATGCAGCAAAAGATCCTAATTCTAGACTTCGTCAGGCTCGTAGAAGATGGAAATGCTAACATAAACAAAAGGAGAAAGAACATGGACGCTGTAACATTTATAACTAAACTGCAAAAATTTATCAAAGAGTCTTACCAAAATATAGGTGATGCTATGATATCTGGAACAGTTGACAGTATGGAGAAATACAAGTATATGCAAGGACAGGCACATGCCTACCAAACAATAATTCAGGAAATCTCTAACCTGCTAAATAAGAAGGAGCAAAATGATGATAAAGGAAACGTTATCGACCTCGGAAAAGGAAATTCCAAAGATAAACCTAGGTCTTGAAGAAAAATATAAAGAAGAAGTTAAAACAGAGGAACCTACTAAAGAACCATTAAATCCAGAAAATATAAAAGCTGTAGTTGATGAGTTACCAACGCCTACTGGTTGGAGAATATTAGTATTACCATTCACACCCAAAGAAAAAACATCGGGTGGAATTATTATTGCACAAGAATCATTAGACCGTTTAAGAATAGCTACAAATTGTGGTTATGTTTTAAAAATTGGACCGTTAGCATATCATGACAAAGAAAGATATCCAACTGGACCATGGTGTAAAGAAAAAGATTGGGTGATCTTCGCGCGCTACGCGGGCTCGAGACTACCAATAGAGGGCGGTGAAGTTCGTATATTAAACGATGACGAAGTGTTAGGAACAATTCCTGATCCTGAGTCTGTACTTCACTATATATAAACATAGGAGAAACTATGCCAGAAAATAAAAATGCAAAGACAGTGGATATAGATACTTCAGGTCCTGATGTGGATGTAGAATTAAAAGATGATACTGCACCTATTCAAGAGTTTGAAGTAAAAGAAGAAACTGTTAGAGAAGTAGTTAAAGAAGAACCTCGCTCCTCGACACCAGAGACTAAAGTCGAGAAACAAGAAGCGAGCGACGAGGATACAGAAACAAAGAAAGACGAATTACAAGATTACAGTGAAGGCGTACAAAGACGTATTGCAAAACTAACTAAAAAGATGAGAGACGCTGAGCGTCAGAGAGAAGATGCAGTAAGATATGCTCAAGCTGTTAAAGCAGAAAAAGATGTTTTAACAAAAAGATTTAGTTCTTTAGAAGATACATCTTTAAAAGATAGAGAAGCTAAAATTAAATCAGCATTGGAAGCAGCAAAAGGCAAATTAGGTTTAGCCAGAGAAGCTGGGGACATTGCGATTGAAGTTGATGTACAAAAAGAAATAGCTAGACTTGGTTACGAAGAAGCAAGACTTGATGAGATGAAAATCCTTGCAATTAAGGAACCAGCTAGAGAGACAAAAACAATAGCGGATGTATCTATTCCAAGACAAGACTACGCTCAAACAAATACGGGAAGTCCAAGAGCAGAATCATGGGGTGCTAAAAATAAGTGGTTTGGCACTGATAAACCTATGACTTATACGGCTTTTGACATCCATAGACAGCTAGTTGATGACGAAGGATATGACACAGAAACTGATGAATATTATGTGGAAATTGATAAAAGAATAAGACTTGAGTTTCCCCATAAATTTGATAAGAATGCAACAACGGAATCGATCAAACCGACACAAGTAGTAGCTTCAGCGAAGCGAAGTGTTAAACCTGGTCGCAAAACTGTGAGACTCACGCCTTCTCAAGTTGCTATCGCTAAAAAATTAGGAGTGCCATTAGAAGAGTATGCGAAACAATTAAATATCACGAAGGAGGTATAGGCATATGGAAAACGATAAAATGAAGACCCCACGTGCGAGCCAAACTAGGACTACCGAAAATAGACCTACAACTTGGACTCCACCATCAAGTTTAGATGCACCGCGCCCTAAGGACGGTTTTAGACACAGATGGATAAGACTTGAAGTATTAGGTCAAGACGACACTAAAAATGTTTCAAGTAAATTAAGATCAGGTTGGGAGTTGGTGAGAGCTGACGAATATCCTGGTGAATCTTATTCAGTCATAACCGAAGGAAAATACGCGGGAGTAATCGGACATGGAGGCCTTGCGCTGGCAAGGATACCAGAAGAGGTTGCAAAAGCTCGAAACGCTTATTTTGCTAAGCAAACTAAGGATCGAGAAGACGCAGTTAACAACGACCTTTATAAGGATCAGCACCCAAGTATGCCAATCAATAATGAGAGGCAAACTCGTGTAACTTTTGGTGGTACCAACAAAAAATAATTTTTTTGTAATATCAACAAAGTAAAATAAACTTAAACAAGGAAAAACTTATGGCTAACGCAGACGCACCTTTCGGTTTATTGCCGATTGGAAAAGTTGGACAAAATAGAGATGCTCAAGGTTTAAGTGAATATAGTATTGCGGCAAGTGCTTCAGCAATTTTCCAAAACGATCCAGTTCAAGCTTTGAACACAGGAACGATTGGAGTTGTAAGTACAACTAACGTAACAGTACTAGGTTCGCTAAACGGAGTTTTCTTTACAGATGCTTCAACTAAAAAACCAACATTTGCTAACAATCTGAAAGCTAGTAATACAGCTACAGATATAGTTGGCTTTGTTAGTGACGACCCTTACGAGAGATATGAAATACAGGCCACTGGTACGATAGCAATTACTGACATTTTTTTAAATGGAAGTATTTCGTACACAGCAGGATCTACAGTAAATGGAATTTCTAAAGCAGAAATTGACTCAACTGTATTTACTACTAACACTGGTCAGTTACGTATCGTTGGAGTTTCAAAAGGCTTCAACAATGAATTATTAAACAATACAACTTACTCTACTAACGTAGTAGTAACTGCTATTATTAATAATCATTTCTATAAACAATTAACAGGAATATAGGAGTATAAATTATGGCTATTTCTAGAGGACAATTAGTTAAAGAACTAGAACCAGGATTGAATGCACTATTCGGCCTGGAATATAAAAGATATGAGAATCAGCATCTTGAAATTTTTGATGTAGAGACTTCAGACAGAGCTTTCGAAGAGGAAGTAATGTTATCTGGATTCGCTAACGCGGAAATCAAGCCGGAAGGATCTGCAGTTGTATTTGACAACGCGCAAGAGACTTTCACAGCTAGATACACTCACAACACTATAGCACTTGCTTTCGCAATCACTGAAGAAGCGATTGAGGACAATTTGTATGATAGACTTGCGTCTAGATATACAAAAGCATTAGCAAGATCTATGGCAAATACTAAGCAGGTGTTTGGAGCAAACGTATTAAACAATGCGTTTAGTTCTTCATTTGTTGGTGGTGATGGCGTTTCTTTAGTTAACGCTTCGCATCCAATTATTGCTGGAACATTCAGCAATACCCTTGCTACACAAGCTGACTTAAACGAAACTTCATTAGAACAATCATTGATTGATATCAATGCATTTACTGATGAGCGTGGTTTAAAAATTGCAGCTCAAGGTGTTAAATTAATCATTCCAAAGGAATTACAATTCACAGCGGAAAGATTAATGAAATCTGCAGGTAGAACAGGCACTGCTGATAATGATATCAACGCAGTTAAATCTATGGGAATGGTTCCACAAGGTTACGTGGTTAACAATTTCTTAACTGATACTGATGCGTTTTTCATTAAAACAGACGTTCCAAACGGTTTAAAGATGTTCGTAAGAGCACCTATTAAAACTGCTATGGAAGGTGATTTTGACACTGGTAACGTTAGATACAAAGCTAGAGAGAGATATTCATTTGGATTCTCTGACCCTAGAGGTATCTTCGGTTCGCAAGGTGCTTAATATATAAGCATTTTTTATTTAATGGGGTGGGTATATCTCACCCCATTAATCTGATAGAAAGAATGAATTATGACAAAATTGTTTCAAGTAAAAATCAGAGCGTATGGTCACAAAGCTGATTTTAATATTGAAGCTGAAGATAGTGCAGAAAGTATAGAACAAGCTATCCTTGACAAAATAGGAAAAAAAGATATATTATTTAAAGACAGTGATAGGATGTGTTCAATATCCTCTTGCTGGATAACCTATGAGGAGGTTGTAGATGATAGATCACGTTCACACTCTTTACACAAAGAAGAGAGCCTTAGAACTTGATTGGGAGCAACACTACGTTCAAGAGGGAATATATACTCTTGATATGGTTAGGATCGACGAAAAAATTCGTGAGATCATTAACCAAATTAAAATGTCTGAAGCTGAAATAGCACATAGACAAATTAAGGTAGAAATGGCCGCTCCTGAGTTTTCTGTAGCTAGCTAAAACTAGCTATTTATATCCGAAAAGTAGATTTTCGATGCAGGTATTTCTTGCGCTATTCAATAAATTAAGTTATATTTTACTCACTATACATTAACTTCTGATCTAGACGCGTATAGTCGACGGCCTAGAGACTAGATTGGAATAACTAGGAGAACATAACTATGGCAAATACAACTTTTTCAGGTCCAGTAATATCCAAAAATGGATTTATCAGTACAGGACCAGGAAACATTAAAACATTAAACACAAGCACAGCGCTAACTGTTGCGGATCATGCAGGAAGAATTGTAATTAACAATTCTGCAGGTGCAGTAACTTTTACATTACCGGCGCTTAACGCTACAGCTAACGCTGAAGTTGCAGGTCCTACAGACTACAACAATTTAAATAACCTTGGTGCATCTTTTGAAATTTTTGCATCTATTACAAAAACAGGAAATTTAATTGTACAAGTAGCTAACGCAAATGATGTTATGGTTGGAGGTGCAAAATTTATTGATGACACTTCTGATAACATGGTAGGTTTTGAAACAGTAGCAGCATCTGACACTATTACTTTAAATGGTAGTACTACAGGTGGTGTAACTTATTCTAAAATAACTTGCACAGCTATTAGTTCTACTCAATGGAAAGTT